AGACTGATCATTTCCCATCTCCGCCATAAAGGCCTTGTAGTAGGTAATGGATAGTTCTGCGGAGCTGGCTTCCGTGTCCTCGGCAAAGGCCTGGTGACACAGCCAGTACACCTGCGCCATTTCGTACTTGTCCGGGATGCCGGTCGCCTCGCTGCCGTCAGTTTGCGTCAGGTCGTCAAGGTAGGCCGCCAGTTCGATCTCGACATAAAGATCGGGTGATGCCGGAACACCTGGGTTGACCATGTAGTGGTCAGCACCTGGCGAGTACATGAACTCCTTGGTGGTTGTGCTGGTGGAGCTCATCCAGTTGGATGAGAATGCGTCTAGGCTGGCGCGGTCAATGGCGCGAACCACAGCGCCAGGCGTTGCGCCATCGCTTCCCATGTTGCGGGTGACACCAAGAAACCGTGCGCAGTCATCAGGGATGGCCTGTCGAACGCCGGCGGCCAGCTGAACAGCCCGCAACTCAGCAAACTCCGTCGGGCGCATTTCGATGATGCGCCGGCGTGCCTGGTTCAGATAGGTCAGCAGGTTGGCCGCAGTCCAGCGGTCATTGCCGGCGTCAGAGAGGATCTGGCTGGCGCCAGCGAAGATCACAGAGGCCAACATGGGATCAGCGCAGGTTGTGCTGCATCATGGATGGGCGCGACTCTTTCGCGGGCTCAATCTCTCCGAGTTGATCGGAATAGCCGTAAAGAGTGTAAGCAAAGCGATCAACGTCACGCTCACTGATCTCGATCTGCCCTGTCGCCGGGTTGGTAACCGGCTCATAGACAGTGAATACAGCGCCCTTAATGCAGGCGTTGAACACCGGCTCGGGAATATCGACCTGGGCGTCACGCTTGATCTGGTAGGCGCGCCCGTTCAAGCCGACCTTGACATCATTGTTCCCGTCCGGCCCGTCGGACTTGTGGATCTTGATGCGGACCTTTCGCATACCTTGCGGCGCTTCATCCTCGTCCTTGATCTCTCCAGCAGCCTCCTTCATCAGGTAGTCCTCAGCTTCCTTCAACTCGTCCAGCTTCTGCTTCATGGCATCGCCGGTCATCTTCGGGTCGAACTTGACGCCAAATTTCTCACGCGCCTCATTCATTAGTGCCGGGCGGTCCCAGCCTTCGTATTGTTCAGTGGACATGGTGTTATCTCCAATACAGAAAGCCCGCACATGGCGGGCTTTCTATGGGTTGCGGGTGAAGGTTACGCCTGATCAGCGAATGTCGGTGCCGTTGCGCCTACCACAGCTCCATCCAGGAACCAGTTGGTACCGTCACAGACCAGCCTGACACGGGTTCCGACATCGGGAACCAGCACGCTAAGGATGGAGTTGCTGTCGCCATCAGGCGCCACCGGTACCACCTCATCGCCACCTGACCCGGCATCGGTATCCAGGTGCGCAAGGCCGCCAAGGAAAAAGTTTGCATCCGCCCCGGTGTCGACAGCCCAGTCCTGCGCATCTGCAGCCACGCCGCCGTAGATGAACTCGTATTCGAGCCCAGCTGCGGCGGTCGGCAACGAGAGGGTCAGATCGGCCGTCAGGTCGGGGATGATGTGCGGCTTCCCGCTGTTGGCGGCAAGAACGGTGTAGGCATCCGTATCGCCCACAGCAACAACACGGCCGCTCTTAGTCGCCTTGGCATTGATCTCCTCGGCGGATGCGGTCACGGTGGTGCCGTTGATCTGGAAGTTGCTGGCCAGATTCAGGCGGATGGTATTCGCCAGATTGCCCAGCAGTTCCGTCAGTGCGTTACGGGTGGCGCCGTCCTTGACATCCTTCAGCCACTTGACAGTATCTGTCACATAACTCATGAATCACCTCCCCTTAGAATGCGTCGGGGATCACGGTCACCAGATCGTAATAGGTGTCCGTGATACCGGCGGCACTCAGGTCGGTGGTGCCAGAGGTAAAGGTAGCGGTGCTCGCGGTCTCCACCTTGATGGCGCCAATAACCGCCTCGTCGGCCGGCGCGTCAGGCAGGTAGGCATCTTCGCCAGCGTCAACCTCAGTACCCTTGGTCAGAGTGACGTTACCGGAGGAATCGACAGTGGCGAGGTACATACACTTGGTTGACGCGGCCTGCTCATCGCACGCCGTCATGGCGATGTTGTCGCCATCGGCCAGGTGATAGAACACGCCGTCGATGCAGAAATCAATACCGGCTCCGTTGGGGGCGGCGGTCTTGATGGTGCTGGCATTGGAGCCCTCGGCGATACCAGCCTTTGAGCAGCTGCGGGTCAGCAGAGCGTTACGCAGCGCCTGCGACTGAATGTGATCAATATTAGACATGGTGTTTCTCCTCAGAAAAGATTAGGCCCCGCTATCACGGGGCCGATGAGCTGTTACGGATTCTCGCTGACGGCGATCTCACCGACGGCCATCCACAGATCGTTCAGGATGACGGCGGTGTGATAGCTCTTCCAGCCGACAGAACCACGCTGACCCAGGGGATCACCGTTGGCAGGCTTCGGATTGACCACCATCGGAGTGATGGCGTTCTTGCCGCGCAGCGGGACGGTGGCATAAGCATCGCGACCGATGTAGAGGATCGGGTAAACGTCTGCATCGCTACCGCTGGTGGACAGCATCGCAGAGCCGCTACCGTCGTAAGTGTCGCCGCCATCGTCATACGGGGTCATCAGGGTGGAGCAGAGGTAACGCACATTCTCCACCTTGCCGACTTCCATCGGATAAGGGGTCATGTTGGCGTACTGCTCAACCGGGACGAAGCCAGGCATGTTGCGAATGTCGGACTCGACATCGGTGTGAGTGATGGCGATATAGGCCGGGGCCACGCCGCTAACACCATACTCCACAGTAGGACGCACCACCTTTGTGATCGGGCGGGCGATCTGACGCTTCAGCGCGCGGGTAACCTTGCGCTGCATGGTCAGGGATACCGGGGTGTTCACGTCGGTACGGGCGGTGCCGTTGGCGTAGAACTTGTTGGTACCGGCTTTAAGAATGCCGTAACGCACGATTTCGAGCATCTGCGGTGCCTGCTCGGAGAGCACGTCTGTCATCTCCTGCAATACCGGGTCCTCGTGGGTGTCAGCCACTACATCGGTAAGCTCCATCCAGTCACCGTACTGCACCAGGTTGGCGGTTACATCGGATTTGGTCAGCTTTTTGGCGGTGGGGGTGACACCCTCGGTCAGTACGTTGGGAGTCGTAGACAGTGCCTCGTAGCGACGGAAAATGATGGACTTGGTGCTATTGGGCGGGATGGGCTTCGTCTGCGCAAACAGCGGAAGCACCTCATGCTCAACAGCACGTTTCAGAAAGTCCTTAGCCACATAGGCTGCGGTACGCGGGGAGATATCCCCATAGGTAGTTACACCAGTAGTCATTGGTCAGTTCCTCATTACTCTTGACCGACCGCCTCCGTCCAAGCCCCGTCGAAATCGTTCTTGTCGGCACGTCCTTTCGGGCGTTTACCTCCAGAACGATGCCGCACCGCTGCCATGGCGTCGGCGTCGTCGTCATCGTTGTGTTTGTCATCGCGCTGCTTGGACGCCTTTAACTCATCCAGCATGGCGACAACCTCTTCCGCGGTGCCTTCTTCTTTGACACGCGAATATTTCAGTGCTTGCTTACCAGGTAGCTCCTCGATCCAGGCGTCCAGATCCTCAACGAGGTCTTTCCAGTCGCTGTGCTTCTCCTCGATGGTGGCGAAGTGGGCTTTGACCTCTTCGTCAGCTTCCGACAGTTCGGTCTTGCCTGCGGCGTCCTGGTCGGCGTTTTCGCTTTGCCCGGCCGCATCAGATTTTTCTGCCGCGGTATCGGGGTCAAGCGCCTTCAGGCGGTCTCGCACAACACTGGTGATATGGGAGAACTCCTCATCGTCACCGTAGTCGTCCATCCACTCCTGAAGCTTCTGGCGGTCACCGTCCTTGCTTTGCTGTTCCAGCGCAGCAAGGCGACGATCTAGCTCTTCGCGAGCCTGTCGCTCCTGCTCCAACTCTTCGCTGCTCTTGCGAAGACGGCCTTCCCATGAGCGCATTTTCTGCTCGGCTTTTTCCCTTGCCATGCGCTCTTCTTCCGCCTTAGCCTTCCAGTCCTCTTCTTCACCATCGTTTTCGTCGCCACCGACGGTTTCTCCGGCCTCCCCTCTATCATCAATGGAGGTGTCGGCTTCCTTCTCGGTGTCAGCGCCGCCCTCTTCCTCGGCGGTAGTCTCTTCCCTCTCCTCGTCCGACTCACTGAATGCCTTGTCGAACTCGCTTTCCTGGTGCTGCTCTTCGTTGCTCATCATCTTCTCCGGGTTGCCTGAAGCAGTGTCCAGATATAAAAAAACCGGCACAGTGGCCGGCAATGGATGCGGTTGTCCCGTTACCGGGGACCGCTATGAATAGGCTCCGTCGCGCTGATCCTGCACATCATCGGGCGGATGCCCGAGAGCTGTGTGTAGGCGTTTCAGCAGACGCGCTTCCGCCTTGAGGGCTATCCCGTCCTCCTCAGTGGAGTCCACCAGACGCTCCTTGGTTTCCTCATAGAGGGCCAAGAGGTACTGACGAACGGCGGAAACGCCGTGTCCGCCACGGAGCTGACGGACATCATTCAATAATTCGGTACTCACAGGCGGCCGCTCTCCATAGCCTGGACCTGGAGATCGGTATTGGCGCGAATGTGCTCCTTCTCAATCTCTGCCTCGAGCTCTGCCTGCTTTTCTGCGGCCTGCAGCTGCAGCTCAGTCTCCTGCGCCTTCTGTTCAGATTGCTTCTCCTGCATCGCGGCCTGTCGCGCCTGAGCCTGCTCCCTAGCAACCTCTTCGTCTGTCTTGATGAACCGCACAGCTTCCACGTCGCGGGCTTTCACGCGCTCGCGCAGCAGCTCGCCGCGCTTGATATAGGGGCCGTCGATCTCGTCCTTGGTGGTTTGCGCCAGCATGTCCAGCGACTCCGCGTAGAGCTCGCGAGCCACCAGGGCGGTGGAGCCTCGGGCGCGGATCTTGAAGTCGCCCTTGATGTCATCGCGCGGATTCCATTTCATATTCCAGTCGTAAAGATTGGAGATAAACGGGCTGGTTACGCCGTCATCGAAGTTCTCCATGATGTCCTTGACGGTTACCCTCTGCGCGCCCATCAGCATAGACAGGCCGCGCGCGGTCCCGCCGGCCTGTTTGTCGCTCTCACCCTGCACATACGCCGGAACAGTGGACACCTCATCGTTGAGGTTTTTCCACATGCTGAACATGTTCATAAACTCACCGGTATAGCTTCCCAGCGAGGTGACACGAACCGCCGGGTACTGCGCCTCAGCGCCAACCGCATGCGTCAACCAAACCTTAAACGGAAATACATCAGTCGGGTTCGGGTCTGTGCAAACTGCGGTATTAACCTCTATCTGCGGTCCTGCGGTGATCGCCGCATGATCCTGCATCACGCGAATGGACGCGTTTGCCCCGGTCTGCGTGTCGCGTATGGCGTACGGAAGGCCGCGACCGAATATGCTGGTCTCATCTTTCTCGAAGTAGTAGAAGTAGTACGGTCGCCACTGCTTGTTTGTGACGTTGAGCGCCGCCTTGATAACAATGGACCCGAGTAGCCAGATATTGCATTCCAGCTCCTCGCCACACATCTCCTCGCCCTGCAGTTCCTCGGGGAGCTTCACCCCAACCTCAGCGATCTCCTCAATAGTCGCCGTACCCCAATACTCCAGCACCTCGTAACGACGGCGGCGGTCTAGGGACTTGTAAACTTGGTCGCGTGAGCCGGCACGTAGCTCCGACTCCCAGTTCTTGACGCTGGCATCACCACCCGGAAAGGCCTTAAGGTACTCCAGGATTGCGTCAGTGCGAAAATCCTTTCGCTTCGCCAGCTTGTGCAGCTGCTGCCGGTTGTAGACGTGGCGCTCAAAGAAGAACTCGGAGTCCTCCAGGTTGTTGACCGACATATCCGGGTAGCAGTCCCACAGCGGAAGCGACTCAACATAGGGGCGGCGAGTCTCGACCGCATCCAGTACCCAGCTGCCATTCTCCAGCACATACCGCGGCTCATCGGTGATCTCCACCATCGGGCCTTTCAACACACCGGTGCCGAAGATGTGACCGGAGTGGATAACGCGGCGGACATGCTGCGGGTACTTGCTTTCCGTCAGCTGATCGTCAATCTCCTGCCCCATGGCTTCGGCTTTCGCCTTGGCCTCGGCGTCGATAATATCCCGCACCTCACCCTCATCAGGAGTGAGCTCGTCCGGGATATTCCCCGCCTGAACAGACTGCGCCACCTGCATCGGGTCAAATGGCAGCTGTTCTCCTGCCTCCTGGTACTGAGCGGTGATGGCCTGCAGCTTCTCCAGTGCAAGCTGCTGAATGAGTTCGCCGTTCTGCTTAGGGTCAATGCTGGGTACCGGTGTTGGATCAATGGCGTAGTTCTTCTCCCCTCCGCCAGGGAACAGCATGTCGTAAATTTGCGCATCCAGGGAGAGCATATCATTGACAATGCCATTGAGGAACTACTTCCGGAGCCCTTTTGCGCAGGTCTTATCCAGGATTGTATCAAACGGGGTAAAACCCCAAAGGAAGGCGGAGCGGTCTATGACATGGTGACCGGACCGGAAACGGGTGTGCCGAATGTCGGGAACAGTCTGGCAGCCATTAAAAAACTGGTGTTTGATGATCGCCTGATTACCGGCAAAGAGCTACAGGAAGCACTGCAATCCAATTTTAGCGGCGTCCACGGTGAGCAAATTCGTCAAATGCTGCTAAACAAAGCCCCCAAGTTCGGTAATGATGACAACTATGTGGATGAGCTTTCCCATGAAACATATATGGTATTCATCCGTGAACTAAACAAATATAAAAATGCACGCCATGGCAGAGGTCCCATCGGCGGTGTCAACTACCCATGCACGGCGACGATATCCGGCAATGTTCCCAGCGGAATAAAAGTCGGGGCGACGCCGGATGGTCGCAAAGCCGGAGAACCCCTATCAGAGGGCTGCTCGCCCTATCGCGGCACCGACCGCCTCGGGCCGACGGCTGTACTGAAATCCGTGGCCAAGATGCCCAATCTGCTGATCACCGGCGGGAATCTGCTCAACCAGAAGCTCAATCCTTCGTCACTTGAATCAGAGGAAGGCATGCGTAAGCTAGAAGACCTGATTCGGGCGTTTTTCGAGATGAAAGGGTGGCATGTCCAGTTTAACGTAATCTCAAAAGATACCTTACGGGCGGCGCAAAAAGAACCGGAAAAGTTCCGTGACCTGGTCGTGCGGGTCGCCGGATACAGCGCGCTGTTCACGATGCTGGAACCGGACACCCAGGAAGATATTATTATGCGAACCGAACATGCTATCTAATAATGATTCATACTGATAATTTGGTAAAAAATAATACGATTACAGGAACGGTTTTTGAGATTGAAAGATATGCTCTGCACGAGGGACCCGGTATTCGGACCCTGGTTTTTCTAAAAGGCTGTTGCCTCAGATGTCTGTGGTGCTGCAATCCCGAGTCACAAGAGCACCCGCCTCAACTTGTTTACTGGGCGAACAAATGTATTGGCTGCGGTGTATGTGTTGAGAATTGCCCGCAGCAGGCCTTGACCTTGGCAGATTCCGGAATCTCGATTGATCGTTCGCGGTGCCAGGTGTGCGGAAAATGTGCTGACCTTTGCAATGCTGAGGCCTTGGTTTTAATTGGCAAAGAGATGACACCGGAGCAAGTGCTGGCTGAAGTACTAAAAGACAGTCTATTTTATCGCAAATCAGGTGGCGGTGTGACCTTTTCAGGAGGTGAACCGCTGATCCAACATGAATTTCTCAAGGAAACAGCCAAAATCTGTAAAGAAAACAGCGTTAACACAGCGATAGAGACCTCCGGCTGTGTCCGGTGGGAAATCATAGAAGATGTCTTACCTTATATAGATTTGTTTCTTTATGATTTAAAAGAAATGGATGAGAACAGACACAAACGTTTCACCGGGGTCGGCAATGACATGATACTCAATAATTTTAAAAAACTGGTCAAAAGCGGCAAAGAATTAGTGGTCCGGATTCCGATCATTACCGCCCACAATGATCGGGACGAAAATTTACAACGGATAATTGAATTTCTGAAACCCAGGGCACCGGGAATTCGGGTAGACCTCCTGCCATACCACCGGTTGGGCAAAGCAAAATATGATCGTCTCGATCAGAATTATGAACTCAACGCGATCGAGCCGCC